CGTCGCGCATTCAAAAAACCGGTGGCTTTGTTTTTCTTCCAAATCCATTCATACCGGAACCATTTTGGATTTGACATTGCCAGTTTCTTGTCAAACGGAGCTTGTGCAAAAAGCAATATCGTTCCTTCCGGTTTGATGATTCTTTTGTATTCCGCCCATAGCGTGATCAAATCTAACTCTGTGTCCCAATTATTTTGTGTGGTCCCATACGGTAAATCTGCAAATATCAAGTCCACAGAGTTGTTTCTAATGCGGGGAAGCACGTTGTAAAAATCATCATTGTGAAGAGTATTGAAACAAACCGGATCAACACGTTCATCATCTTCAACCACCTGTGCTTTATTATCTCGGTGTTCATTGATGATGGTTTGAATGGTTTTTTCTCCAATACCCGGAATACTTCGTAGCGATTCAATTGTAATTTCTTTCATTTCAAAGTGTGGGTTCTGTGTTTGTGTGCGGATTCTTTGGACCCTGATTCGGTCGTTTCCATGCATCCAACTCAATTTCACCGGGCTTGTGCATTGCAGCAAGCAAACTGGCATTGGAAAGGGCGATACTCATGCCATTTCCGTTTGTGAGTGCGTGCCGTCCGTTGCTCTTGTACTTTCCCCGAACGTAACCACATTCACATTCCCGAACCTTTTTGCGAATCATTTTGAACACGTCGTTACAGCGGGAACAATAAAGAAGCTTCATTGGTTTTCAACGTTTTTGCGAATGTTTGATCGGCAATTTCCCTTGCTTGGGTCGCGGCTTCAATGAAATGATCCCAATCTAATGTTTCCGTTTCGTGTGTGAGATAAATTTGAATATCGTCCATTTGAAAGTGTGTTTTTGATTGGTGCATCAACCGTTCACATCGGCAAAGGCGTATTTGATTTCTTCTTGAAAGTTTCTTTTGAGGTTCATAGAACTTGATCATGACAGCAAATAACAACAGTGGCGAGAGGGTGCATCGTGACACTTCAAAACCCCTTCAGTGCAGTCCGATACCCATACAAAAAAACTTTTCACATCACAGGTTTCCATAACTATACAACACCGCATCCCAACAGAAAAGCGCGCCCTATATCCATATCATAAAATTTATCGGATACCGTCACCTTTGCAAAACTGGTGAATGGACATCATTGGAATCAAAATCGTGGGTTTCGTTGTTCATATCAAAAAGAATGTTACTTGCAATTTGATCTCGTTCAATTTTTTTGATGCGCCGATCACTTTCATTGCGCCGCTTTCTGATGTTGGCATTCGGGTTTTTTATGTGATTGAATAAAGATTTATATGATAGCAAATGGATATGGTCTGATTCACCCATCCAACGATCCGTGAAGTTTTCGTTGTCTTGGATGGGGTTATTTGTCCTGTACAACCAAACCGACTTTTCGGACGCGTTTTCTCCAATGTAATACACGTGTTCTCCAATACTGGGTTTAAAATAAACCCCATCTACAGGTTCAAGTTTGTCCCCCGGTTTCCAAAATGCACGTTGACTTTTCCAGTTGGATTCAAATTTTTTTTCATTGGACCCATCTGAATTTCTTGGTGTGTTGTAAATAAACAGCATGCACGAGACCAATCCCAAGAAAGTGGAGAAAATAGATATTACTACAAGCATAAAAAAGTTTTCTTGTTTATTGGTTGTTTGGCATAAACGAGGGAACCCCAAGAGCAGCAAGAATCACACTCACAAGTTCGCGGGGATCGTCTGCTTCAAATTCAAAAACGGTCCCGTATTCAGCAGTTTCAAGTTCCAACTGATTTGAATCAACGATTTTGACAGCATCATCCCACCGATCCATTTCCGATTCTTCAAACATGCGGGAGATCATGTGAAGAATGGAAACTGTAAGGTCCGCTTCGTTGATTTTATCACTCTCTGCACGTTCAAGTTCACGGACACGAACTGAACTGCGTGTTGCGAGACTGCAAAAATCATCAAGTGTGATCGGATCCGATTTGAAATCAGGCGCATCTTCGTTGGTCCAACCGTCTGGATCAACAATAACGTTGTCGTAAAACCGGTTCCAAAGAGCACTTGTTAACTTGAGATTATTCATGAGATTCACGGTCTTCAATGAGATTGACAAAGTTGGTTTGTGGGTAAATAAGAAACTCACCGGCATGGATGCGAACAATTCTCATTCCCGATTCATAGGAAAAAACGTGGAGGTCTGGATTGTGTTCCCATGTGCGCTCCACCGCTTCAATCAAAACCGGATCTGTGCGTTGTTTCGCATCAGCCGAGTGAAATTCGGGCTGATAATATGTTGATCCAACAATCAAATCTTGGTATGAGAATGAAAAAAATGCACCATTAGAAATGCGTTCAAAGTCACCATTTTTCATCAAAGATGGCTTATTATTAATTTTTTTAGATTGGGAATATAATTCGGTAAGCGTGTGCTGTTTATCAATGCGGAGCATCATAGAAACCGTTTCGGAAGCCAATTTAAACGGATGTGAGGATTTATTTACAAGGATTTTCATATAATGCTGGATGAATTGGGTGTATCACATACACATCAATGGATGGGGTGAGTGTTTCACCCGCTCCAAAAAACATTATTGAGAGGAGTCCTGCTGACTTCAAGGTCTTGCACATTCGTCCGAAGATCACAAGCTACAAGACACGTTTCGTTGAAGAAAACCTCCAAAGAACAGCCGTGATCGGTATGTCATAGACAAAAAAAACAACGGCTGCCCGACCGTTGTTTCTGGAAGATGATGCCGTGCAGCAATTTTGGACACGCAGGTTCGGCTCGGATGATATGCAATGTCTGTGCTTCGTGCATGTATGTGATCATCTGGTGCATGATTCGCCGTCAAGCTTCTATGTGGCCACCACATCGCGTCCAAAAAAAGAAATGGGGGTAGGATGCACGTCGTCATTTGAATCCACTGTGGGACTCCACACGGACAATATGGAGTGGATGATATGTCATAATGAAATCGCAGTTTTTGAAAGTTCACTGGGTGACGAACTTTAACATTTCAAGAAAAGCGTCAACTGTGTTTTTCATGGTGCTGACTTCTTTACGGTGGCTCTTCCAACGGGGATTTGTTGCTGTTGGGATCTCGGTGGAAAGAACATCTTCAATAATGTCATTGTCGTAGACTTCAAGAACTGTGAATTCTACGTTCCCTGCATCCGCATTCACAGATACCACCAATTCTCCGATATTATCAAATGTATATGTCCATGTTCCATCAGTAGGACGTTGCGTGGGCAACATCGCTCGCGATTCAATGTAACGAGCAAGGTTGCGGGCAGTTCGTTTCGCAAAGCGATCCAACGCGTTTTCCATGTCGTTGCTTTTTTGTTGGGGCTTGATTCATTATCTACAACCTGCACAACACCACATGGTTTCCTCTTCACAAAACATTCAATTAAACTGCAATCGGTGCTTTGATCCAAGGTCCCGATTGATAGTTGTGCAACTCAATATCGTGTGCTGTGAAATCATCAATGTCTTGGATGGTTTCATCAATTTCCAGTGAAGGAAGTGGATATGAAACGGGATCGTCCAGCAACCGTTGGCATGCATCAAAATGGTTGGTATAGATGTGTGCATCTCCAACCACGTAATGCAACGTTCCCGGAACATGGTTGGTGATCTGTGCAAGCATGATCAAAAGAAGTGCATATGATGAAATGTTGAATGGACACCCCAAAAATACGTCATTGGAGCGAATTCCAAGCTGCATGTCCAACTCCCGTTTGCCGTTTTCAAGAGGGCGGCTGTACAATTGAAAGTTGAAATGGCAGGGGTATAGTGCCATGTTATGAAGCTGCCCAACATTCCACGCACTTACAATGTGTCGGCGAGAATCCGGATTGGTTTTCAAATTTTCAATTACATTTTTAATTTGATCATGAGAAGATCCATCCACACCGTCCCAATCCCGCCACTGTTTTCCATACACGGGTCCAAGTTCTCCATTTTCATCTGCCCAATCATTCCAAATTCCGACACCATTCTCAACAAGATATTCAATGTTGGTATCTCCACTCAAAAACCAAATGAGTTCGTGAAGCACGCTGCGGAATAAAGTCTTTTTGCAAGTCACAATGGGAAAAGTGTGTTTGGAGACATCAAATTTCATGCCATATCCAAACACACTTTTGGTTCCGGTCCCCGTTCGGTCTGGTTTGCTAACCCCGTTTTCAAGGATGTGCCGAACAAGATCAAGATACTGCGTATCAACGTTATTTTTCATGTTTTTACGATAAATTTTCTATGGTGAGGTTGATTTGCTCCGGGGCAACAGGTCCATGTGCGCCTGCCGCATGGGCAAATGCCCAAAAACGGAACCAACTGCATGGATAATCACGAGAAATATGTGTGATACCCAAAATTTCATCTTGGCGAATATTAAAACACGGATTGCAGTTTGTGATCATATACTTTGTGTACTCATTACACACAATCATTTTCACATGAAATTTTTGGTTGTTTTCTACAATGGCTATCCTCTGATTCAAGTCTTCTGGGTGCCTGTCCCGAATTTCTTTTGGAGAGACAGCCCCCACGCCATTCCGATATGCATATGCATTCAATGCAAGAGTTCCGTCTCCTCTTTTGATGCATACAATACGATCTGATTCTTCATGTGCAACATTTAGAATATCACCCCATCCGTTATTTCTAACACGGTTGAATGACAGAGGCCAAAATTCAGACGCTCCAACCAATTTGATGCTGGTTCCTGTTGGACATTTTGACATATCCACAGCACACTTCCAATGCAAGGATTGGTCTATCGTGATCCCCGTAAATCGGTTATATTTGAGTCGGTTAAACAGGGGCTTGGCCCACATTTCACCTTTTTTGATTTTCAAGTTCATGGATTTTATTTGTGCTTATTATAGCGTATATGGAATGTGATTTATCGTCACCATTCTGCTTGACTTGAATTTCATGAAGATTGATAATGGAACGATTCAACTTGGCAATTTCAGAAAGCTGTTTGAAAATGCAAAGGGTGATGCTTGCAAGAACTCGTTTTTGCCGATCTCGTTTGATGTTGTACACCTGCAATGCTCCTTTCTTGATTTTGATGCGCAAATCTTTATGTTGTCGTTGGTTGGGGGGCGTTGATTCGTCATCATACGCTATGTTAACCGGCACGTTGTCACGAATGGATTTGCCCCGTTTGACATAGTCTTCAATAATTTTTCTTTTGGTTGACATGTGTTATCACAAAACTTGTATTAGTATTGCATTATGAAGAGATGAGAAGCACGTGATTTTCAGTTCACCGCTGCGGAAAACATTTCTTCCCGGCGCTCACTGAGCACGCGAAACCAATCTGATTTATCTACTAAATGATCTCCAATATAGTATTCCCAATCATCGTCTTGAATGCTGTCAACGAGGATTTCCGATGGAACAGAAGCTACTCGCTCCAATTGTGGCATCAAATTGATGTTGTGAGTAAATGAAATCAGTATGGACGAATCATCCGGGTCATTGCTTAATTGCTGTTTGTCGGCAACCCAATTGTCTTTGCAAATCAGACAACTATAAAAGACTTCTTGATGATTCTCATTGATTTCATCATCATTGACAGAAAGAACGTTCATTGGAACAACCGATTTTTGGCCACAGCATTTGCATTTGATCTTATTTTGAAATTCACCTTGCATAAATAATGGTGTTGTTGAATTTTCATGCGTCAAGAACCGTGTTTTCATCCAACATCGTTGCAAATTCATCAAACGAAATTTGATCTCCGTCTTGGTTTACAATCTCAATGCTATCATGGTATGATTCAGAATGTTTCATGATGACCGTGTTAAGAACTCTCATTCCATCTTGCGGATATACAGTTCCGAAACTGCGCTTACAAAGGCGATACTGGGTGTCAAACAGGTCTTGACTGGCTTCTATTAAATCCTTGTCAATGATATTTAGATAATATTGCATTTCGTTATTTGCAGGTTTCCGATGTGAACGCGACGGGGTTGATTTTTGACGGGACTCGGAAAGGCGATCTTTGAATTCTTGACGATCTTGATTGCTGATTTTATCCATTTTCCCGGTCAGGTATTCCCCGTCTCGGGGATCAAGTACGATATAAAGCTCATTGGCTTGTTTTCCAGCAACAAACGTGTTGACATTGTATTTGTCACCCACGTTCTTTTTGGTTGCCCGTTTATGAGAGGGTACATTAGAAAATACATCAGACCCAAACACAGATTTCCAAATGTCACGAAAAATTGACCTCATCATCAATAAATTGTTTTACATTAAATGCCTTGTCATCAATAAACACGTCAAATGCGGGTTTTCCCATTTCAAGGTTGTGATATTTGCATCCCCACTCGTCTAATTGACGCTTTGTAAGTTTTGTCCAATCTCGGCCCGTTTCAGTTCCACGCGCTGTCCAATATGTGATATGGTGTTGTCCGGAGTCATACAACGCATTCACTCTGTCAATGGTTTCTTGAATTGGCTGTGCATCGGGGTATGAGTAATCTTCGGGACCGTCTGACTCCGAATCAGACGTGCAAATCACATTGTCAATGTCAATATATACATTCTTCATGATTGAATTTTTTGTGTTGTATGTATGAAAAAGTGGTCAAAATCCCGAAACACAACATTGCAGTCAAGCTGTGACTCAACTTGATCTGCGGTTTCATATACCTGCAAATGCGCTTTATACGGCATGTTGACAGGAACACTGCCATAAAGACCCCGAAAACTCATTGAAGATGCCTGTTTCACAATCTGCATTGGGCACACCAGATGTTCCAGCACTTCAAACATGAAAACAGCTTCAACTTGGTTCACCTGAATTATGTCCTGGAAGTAGTTGATGTCACCGACATGAAATGTGCAGTTCTCATTGCAAGACTGTCTGGCACGTTCAATGCGCTTGGAGGAATAATCAATGCCAATGCACGTGCAACCATATTGTTCAGAAAGATACTTGCAGAGGCGGCCATCTCCACAACCCAGGTCCAAAATCGTGTCATGCTTTTGAAATCCGCCCAAAATACCCAAACGCTTCAAGATTCTCGGCAACCGTTTTGAATTCACAGATGAATAATACGTGGGGTGCTTCTCGTAATGCGAGATTAGTTCTCGCTCTTGCTCGTGTTTGATTTTCATTTGATTTTGGTTTGTCCTTGATTTCTTTTTTAGCTTGCATTGGCTTTGATTCCAACGCGGCACACCGGATCGTCAATTCCTAAAAAATCAACCAACAGTTCGTTGATCCGCTTTTCGTTATTCAAATCACGAGTTCTCATTTTGAAAACGTCAAAATGAGTTGTTAACTCATTGACCTGCTCATAATAATGGTCCCAGTACATGCCAATTGCTTGTTTTCTGTTGTTAGCTTCGTTGAAGTTGGGAAAGCAGCGGTCCCAACATGGATCATGATTCCATCTGGAACCATCATGCTCAAACCAATGGTTGTGACGCCCAACCCAGTTATCATAGCTATTGATGGTTTCTTCACGATCTCTTTGAATAGAAATCACTTTAATGTCGTCAAATGTTTGTGCGTAATGGGTTTGAATGTATGGAAGATGGTAAAACGCAACATCTCCAAAAAAAGGCACCGTGCGAGATTCAAGTTCATCTCGCACCTTGGAAAACTGTTGCGCACCTTGTCGCACATCCCAGGGAAGCAATGCGCCTTTTCCCTTGTATGTGATTCGTCGGTATGATCTTCCTTTGCGCTTTGGATAACGAAATTCGTGGGACACATCAAACCCCGGTTGATCATCCAGCAAAATTGCCAAACTGCTTGTTCCACATCGGCCCGTCCCGATTCCCAAAATCAACTGTTTTTTATCATCACCGTTCATGAGTTTTGTGTGTGTGTGTGTGTGTGTGTGTGTGTGTGTGTGCGTTTGATGTTGTCAACCATGCTTTCCACCGAAAAAGAATCGCGGATGATCCAGTCATCCTCAATATGAAAAAAGTGTTGATTTTATGGCTGCCGAAAACACCATTTGACCGCTTTCGCAAAGTTTCCTCCCGACTCACCAACTCGGTGATTCACGGTGCCAAAGAATTGATTGGCAACCTTGAGAACACCGCTAACGTCCCGTTCAACGGGAACCGGATCAATATTGATGGGCAGGGTACTCTCAAAAAGATCGTGGCTTACAAGGAGATCTGGAAGGCTTTGGTAGGTGCGCTTCAATGGTTCGGGTCGCAAACAACTCGTTGTTGTGAATTCCATTTTGTGTTATTTGAAAAGGTCAATGTTGATGCCAAACTCATTCTCTACAACACGGCCCGGTGGTTTTTCATTGGTATCTGGATGATATGACTTGATGTCTGCAATGATGTCATCAATCTTGCTTCTATCAAGTCGGAACCGGGATGTATTTTTGAACTTGGATTCAAGATCCATTCTCACAGTTTTCATGTGGTGCATTGTGATCTTGTCCTCAGAAAATACAACAGCATCATGGTCTTTGAATTCGGGTGTGTGCAAAACGCGTGTCGGATCTGCTTTAAACGTGTCGGACGATTTCCCAATTATTGACTTTTCAGTCACCTTATGAAAAAACGGAACGTGAAACCTCCCACGCTCCTCAAGCCAATCTGAACGGAAAATGGGCAAGCGTTTATAGTATGTGATCTTGCACGCTGTTTTTGCAAGGTCCTGATCAAGAATGCGGTTCTTTGCCCATTCAAGCTCATCACCTCGGTAAAACTCATCTACATCCATTGTCATCCAATGTGTGACGCCATTCTCAATTGCATCCTCAAAGCCAATTTCACGTTTCCGCGTTTCTATGGATTTTGCATGATTTATTGCCTGTTCGGAATACGAGTCGGAAAACCGTTCTGGCTGGTGGGTGATGCGCTTATCATATAGATGAGAACATTCCGACAAAAATTCTCGGTCTCGTTCGGAAGCTTTCCGTCCGAAATAACTCTTTTCCTGAAAAATCACGTTGATGTAATCTACATGATCCCGGATGGAACGCAGTGAAGGCTCAAGCAATTCCAATCCATCGTATGCAGAATAGGTGACTCCGAATTTAGCCATGCTGTGTGTGTGTTTTCGTGGTTGATCATTCAAAAACTTTTATCGTTCCTTTGTCAACAAGATCATGCAAAACGCGACCCTCTTTGCTCGTGTCGTGGCAACCAAAGTGTTTCTTTAACGGGTTTGGATCGTAATAATGTTGCAGCGTGTTCCTGTCATGCACCAATGAATCAAACCCATGAAGATAAATTTCTCCAAATTCTCTTTTATTCATGAGAACATGCATCAACACAATCACACCGGATGTAAGCCCCCTACGAATACGCTTAAACCCAAAGTCATTTTGATGGACATATCGGGAAACCTTTTTTCTGATCGGGGGATATGTCAACACTTTATATGGTACGATGCCTTTCATGATACGCATTCCCCTACGCAGCGACCTTTTAGATGTGTACGTCATGAAATAATCGCTCGTATCACCGAAACAAGACTTCCAAAACCCGTTCTTGCACTTCTCTTGCATGTCCCGAATCGTGTTGATGTTGGTGTTAAAAACAAGAACATCCATTGTAGAACCGGCATAGTCAACGAAATCTTGGTAGTTGTTCTCAAACCCCTTGAATCGGATCACGGTATCAAATTCATCAATCTCCGATCCATTTTCATTGTCCAACACCGACATTCCGGATCCCACAATAATTGTTTTCATTTTCTTTATTCAAACTTTAAATGAGTGTTGTTGTTGCATTTCCTGCATTGTCATGACGCAATTCGCGTTTGCACGTCAATCAAACCTTTAGCAGCATACAACGGGTTTTTGCGGTTGGGAATGTCTGCACGGATTTCATACCTCGCTAAACCAGGACCCAAAAATGTTTCAATGTCCTGTGATGTGATGTTGAAATTGACCTGCGCATTGACATCATCCACATCAAGGCGACCATTCTCCGGAGTACATTCCAATAGCACAACATCGTCATTTGATCTTCTTCGGATTTTGACAATGAACTGCCAGTCAGAAATGTCTTGTGCATTGTCATTCTCATCAAAAAACCGGCAAATCGGAGAATAGATGCCAGATCGGACATCAGCCAAAAAATCACGTTGCGGGGTATCCGCAACATCGGTGCCATAAATTGATTTCATTTTCCTCTTAAGCTTGCTTTTTTGTCTTTTTCACAGTCCAACACACGACGTGGCCGGTCTTGTCCAAGTGCCTTTTCAATGTTTCTTGCAATTTCAACCATTCTAAACACTTCTTGAGGCTCCAGACTGCTGGACTGGTCGCTTCCCCAAGACTCTTTATCCAACGTCACATGTCGTTCAATCCATGTTGCGCCGAGTGCAACGCTTGCGGCAACCGTTTCCAACTCCATTTCATGTCCAGAATATCCAACATCAAACGACCCCATCCGTGCAAGATGCGGTATATAGCGAAGATTCAAATCGGAAATATCAGTGGGGTACGACGAAACCGAGTGCATCACAACATTTGGATCAACAGTGTCCAGCATCTCAAGAATTTCATGTTCGGTGGACATGCCTGTTGAAACAATCAAAGTTTCAAACTGAGACCGTGCGTATTCAACCAACTTTGTGTTTGTTAGATGCGCACTTGGAATTTTCCCAATGGATGTGTAATTTGCCATGAAATCAACACTGTCAAGGTCCCACACACTTGCAAAACACTCAATGCCAAGATTCGTGCAGAAATCAAAGATTTCATCAAACTCACGTTCTTGAAACTCAATGGCATATTTGTAATCAATGTAGTCCATTTCCCCCCACGGAGTTTTTCTGGATACACGCTTTTTCCATTCTGGAACGCACACATCGGGGTTTCGTTTTTGAAATTTTGCATGACTGCATCCGGCAGAATGAGCCACTTCAATGAGTCGTTTTGCCGTTTCTACGCTTCCTGAATGGTTGATTCCAATTTCTGCAATGATGTTGGTTTTCATGAATGTTTTATATAATAATTCCCATGCAGTGATTTCTAAAAGATTGCTACAACGTTCTTTGTGTGTGTGCAAACTTATTTCAAATCAAATTGAAGAAATCATACTCCTGATCCCAAGATACCATGATCTCTTGTTCTTGCTGCCATTGGTGACTTGAGTCGTGACTGCTTGACCATTTTTCCCAATAGTGCCGTTGCGATATGTCTTCTTGGTGAAATCCAAACCCATACACATCAACCACATCACTCAAACAAGAAAAAACAAGCACCGAAAATAGCCCGGTTGAACAAAACTTCCTTAACTCAGACTTTACATCAACACAGATCCACGATTTCACTTTGGGGGTGAGATGATAAATGATGTTGGATTCATGAGACAACCGCTTTGCAATTTTTTCACTGCGGTCGGACACCGGAACCCATATCAAATTTTCATCGCGAACTTGCTTGAGCCAATGCTTTGGAGTGCTCGTGTACCCAAGTGTCTTGCCTTTTTGAAGAAGCCCATTGATAACCCGAAACGATGTTTTGCTCCCCACATGCGGCTCCCATCCAAACACAGGAGCCGCATTCAAACGAACAACACAATCGGAATCATCAATCCGATCTCCGTGATCTTGGTGTTTTAACATCCCGGAATTTCCAACGATGCTCACACGATCAAACGTGGGATTCTTGTTGCCTTGAAATATCTTGTCGTGACGCAATTTTCGGAGTTCAATTGATGCCATGTTTTTGTTCCCACGTTTTGTATTCGTCCCAATCGTGTTTGGTATCAACATCAATTGGTTTTTCATCAAGTTTATGAAACATTGTTTGATCCATGCTATACAGATTTTTGTTCAAATGCGGAAGTGTCCTAACTTTCATGATACACACAAAATGGGAATATTCGTAGTATGTTGGTTTGGGGCTAAATTCTTTGATATCACGAACACGCCCAATACTATCTTGTCTGCGATATACACCACGTTCTTTTGAAAACGCCATTGACGCTTTTCGGGTCTCGGGATCTCTATCAATCAACGTGTATGTCCACGTGTCTGGACTCCAATCAACACAACAAAGCATTGACGTGGCGTTACTTGTTTGATAATCTACAAGAACATCCCGTGTGTTTTCATATGTGCGCTGTGGATATGTAGGGTACATCAAGCAAATATCATCGTCCGGATAGAATCTATAATGATCCGCAACATCACTCAAAACAGGTTTGATAGAAACGTCGTCTTGTGCTAATTGTGGATCTCGTTTGTGAATACGAAACAACGAGTCTTTGAAGTTATTTTGAATCCAAGGATCATCTGTCGTTATGATGATTCGGTCTCTTACTTTTTTGGGGAACCGATCTTTGAGCAAAGGAACAAGTTTACGTGATTTATTCTTGAATCCTTTTGACCCCTTTCGTGCAGGAATGACAAAATGTACCATGTTTTTGATCTGGAGGTTTGGGTATATGCAAAAAAAGAAAAGGCTTCTTCCCGCTCTGAAGACATTGGACGTGCCACCAGAGCGGGAAGTGAAACCTTTTTAGAAGCATTCTTTTCTATTTTACTTATGTGTTCTTACCATACTTCTACGCAAGCACCGGTTCCACATATGACGCTTCATGAATTGCGGAAATGCGTTCCGTGGCAAATGTTCGGTATGGGTGTTGAGGAAAGTTGAATTTTTTGACAACCCGCTCATAAAACTGCTTTGAGTCATCAAGAAACTGCGAGTTGTCTCGTGTCATTTTCAGAAACCGGGAAAAGGTATTTGATGGCACGTACTGGATGTCAATACCGTGCAAAGCACCATCAACCTCATTCTCAATCACATACACAGTACGGTTACTGCGTTCTCCGTCCGCATTTGTATATTCAAATTGAATAATGTCACCGTTGGATACGTCTTGGACAGAAGAGAAGCGGTTGCCTGTTTTTTCTACTTGGTCAAGCGTGCTGTAATATGTCTTCATATCGTAGTCTTATTTTTTGTGACTTTTAAAATGCTGCTTTCAAGACTCTCTTTGAATCTCACTATGTCAAACTCGGAACCGCGTTCTTGGTTCCATCGTTTAACCTTCTTTACGTGGTGTTCATTGTCATTGAACATCATCAACATAGCAAGTTGCATGTCAGACCGCTTGGGTTCAAACCATGAACTGCCTGTTGGGAAATGATCATGGCGCATATGTTGAACGGGAACGCGCCTTTCATCAGCCCCAATCAAAAGGGCATGATTCGTTGACAAAAAATCAGTTTGTCCGGTGACACCGGGTGCAATCACGGGTGTTTCACAACAAAGGCTTTCCAACATTCCCCGACCAAATGCTTCCCCCCGTGTGAATGTAACATAACTGTCAGCCCGATTATACAACCCGGCCATTTCATGAGGAGTTAAAATTCCTTGAACAAGGTGAATGTCAAGATTGCTGTCTGCCTTGAGTTGCTTCACCTTGCGTTGATTTTCATGCTGTTCAACTGGATTGGATGATCCGGTTTTCAAAACCAGCGAAACATTGTCGTGGTCCGCAAATATTGAGGATGCAATTTCAATCAACTCCGTGACCCCCTTTCTGCCAACGCCGGGGCGAACATCGTCCCACGACGAAACATTCAAAAACACGAAATCATCTTGAACGACATCGTCAATTACAGATGAAGACGTGTCCGATGCACAAAAAATATCTTGATCAACACACTCTCCAATCACAAACACGTCAGGTTCCACATCAATCGTGACCGAACCATCTTGGGACGAGTATGAAGAATTGACAAAACTTGCTTTTGCAAATGTGCTACTCACAAAAATTGCATCCATCCGGTTGCACCCAATCACCCATTTGGGAGAAATTCGGTTGACCTCGGTTCCGGCTGTGATGCCAATATTAACAGCACTTTCATGTTCAACAAACTCACTTGGAAGGCTGTGGTGCATGAACACATCTACATCGGCAGGCGGATTCTCAATGGTTTCATATGCATCAAAAATCACGTTGTCGGTGGTTCCCCAGTGTGTGTTTGAAAGTGTGATCGTTGCACCAGATATTTCATGAAGAGCATGTACAATCATGCGAGCGTGCTCTCCATATCCACTACAACTGTAAAGCGGTCCTTGGAAATGGATGTTCATTTCAAATTGTGGTTATATTGAAAAATGAATTGAAATCGTGGGCCTTGACCTTGTCAGAAATGACCCGTTTGATTCCCCTGCACATTGACGTGGAATCCATATCTAATGTGCAAATTTCATTATGCACATCGGTTTTTTGGGGTGGGTTGATTAAAATGTGATCAATCAATGAAGAAATATCTTGGGTTCTAACATAAACTTCTTGAACCAACCGGGATTCCCGATCCGATTCAACGTGGTGGTGGGATGGGTTGATGCTGTAGTGCAAGGATGTTTGTTGATCCTTGAGTCCACCCGTATATGACGTGATGGAAGGCGTGCCACACGCGACGGCTTCCAATGGTGTAAGCCCAAACCCCTCACGATGGGGCACGTTTATCACCACATCAGCAGCAGAATACAATTGATGTGCCATTTCACAGGATTCCAGAGTTTTGGTTATCACATTTGTCCTATCGGCTACACCGTAGTATTCAGCCAACTCATGGATGTTGAAATGTCCGTCAAGATTGGTTTTCAAGAAAAGTTGGGATTCATCAACATTCGTTGTTTCGCTGAATGCTTGGATGGTCTGTGCGATGTTCTTGCGGCGTTGATTGGTTCCAACAAACAGAACAATGTTTTGATCCGGAAAGGCTTGTCTGATTTCTGACGTGTCGGGGTCGTGGCCGGTATTGAACACGCCAAGATCAACGCCATGTGGAATCAACGATGCATTGCATGAACTTGTTTTTTGAACGGCTCGGAATGTTTCTTGGGATGCGCATGCAATGTGATCAAAACACTGGTAGACGGGTGCATTAAATGTTGGAACCGGTGTTGCAGAGTCCCACACGTGATAGTAGATCAGCGGCATTTTTGACCGGACAAACGTGGATGCTCGGTATACATGAGCAAGCAAATGAGGATCCCCGATCACCATGCATGCATCATAACACGAATCACGAACAACGTCAACAAGATGATGATAATTCCCATAATCTTTAAATTCGGCAATGACACGGGAATCATGCGGCAAACCGTGATCTTGTTGCGATTTCACATTACAACCAATAACATCAAATGAAACATCGGGCAACCCATCAATCAACATGTTGGCAACCGACGCAATTCCGGTGGGCAAATTGGGATGATCTGCTAAAAATAGAACGTTCATGATATGATTTTTGTCTTTTTTCCGAGATCGGTTGCTTTTTTAAGCGTGTCCTTGGTTCCCTTCGCTTGATTGTCGTCGTCAACCATGTACTCGGGAATGAATGCAAACAGCACATCACATGTTTCTGCGATCTCGGTGTTTCGGTCAAAGTAATGCTTGACGTCGTATTCTGCGCCGTAGTAATCCGAGTCATGAGCACAGTATTGGTTGTAGTCATGAAACTTGGGAGCATACTCAATGTACGTTATATCTTGAAATTTTTCAAGATTGAGCAAACTCCAACGCGTCATTTTGTCGGCCCCTTTCGGACTTCCCCCTGAAATGATTGTTAGATCATCAAACTTGTTGTCAAGATACTCAATGGTTTTTTGAATTTTCTGCCAGTCGCTCCACTCTCTACTTCCTACAAATGCAACGTTCATGTGTTTTTTTTGAATTTTGAAAAAATGTGGCAGTGTCTCAAAGCAAGAAACATACACTCACGTGTTGATATATGCTTGAAATGAAATCACGCGAGCCAGGTTTTGATTGATCTGTTCTTCAAGGTAATCCAGTTTAATTTTGCCCTTCCCGTGTTATACAGGATATAATCAAGACTGACATTTCCATTGGCATAAAGAATCACACTCTCCACGCGCACATAATGCACATCCCAATATGTCACATCTACCCCTTTGTAGTCATATCGGGGCATTCCAGATCATGCTTCATCTTGATCACGCGAATCCAGAAGATTTCCAATGTGCGGTTGTCTATATGGTTCTCTCAGATTCACTTTTTCAACCCCAAGATCCACACACACACACACACACACACACATACACACCAAGTATGTTGATCAAATCTTCATCATGCACTGTTTCTGGGCAAGGCACCGTGTTGACCTTGATGAGCATTTCTTTTCAGTGTCAAAAATAGATTTCACGTCGGGGACCAATCCACGTCCCATCGTTTTCCGATACAACGTGGGATCAAATAATGTGATGTTGCTTTGTCAAACAGTTTCCATTCTAAGGACTTCTGTGGGGCCAACACGCCGTTGGAGCGAATTCCAAAGGTTAACCCATCAATATCATTTTCAAGGCGCTCACGAAGCTTGTGAAGGTGTCTGAAAAGCAATGGTTCAGTATTGCTCCCAGTGATATTGACTTCACTAACATTCCGGCGTTGATACTAAAAAGATGGATGTTTCAGTGATCAAACGTGTTGTTGTCGCTGTTCACGCATCCCATATCAGTGATGGTGCGGTTCTTTGAGTGAAAGTTTTCTTGCATGTTTCATGATCTTTGTCTTGTCATTCATGCGCATCCGCTTCTGTTTAAGATCGGCATCCTGGTTCAATACGTCATTCGGATAATCAAACGCACAGATGCGACCATCCGCACGTGATACCCCAACTTGGATGTGATCTATGTAAAAACTCCACGTTGGAATGGAATAGATCCATTTCCGAATGTATTCATCAGAATGCTTCAGATTTGTCATTGACGATGGGGTAAAAATAGGATCTACACGCTCCATCATAATCAACGGAACATCAAACATCCAAAACAAACGGCACGCAGCATATCGCGGATCATGAGAACGTTTCCATGCTTTATACTCGTTGATATTCGCGGACTGACACAAATATGACACCGGAATTTTGATCACATAATCATCACCGTCACGAATCATCACGTACCGGCTTGCACCTTCTCCCAATTTTTCAAACCCGCGCTCAAAAAGGTACTTTTCAACCTTTTCAACACGGCGAATGTATTTGCGTTCTTGTTTAACGTCAAACGACATTGTTGTATGCAATGGCATCAAGGATGGGAGGAATCGTGATTCTCTGCATAGACACAAACCGATCCATCAACACACCGTTCCGAATTGTCAGTTCAAGATTGTGTTAAGAAGCGTTTTTGAATCCGACATCCAAAACATCCATGATCCAAATTGCTCGGTCGGCAGTGATTCATGCATCAGACAAATCTTGCGAAGGGCAAGAAACTCGGTGATTCCATGCTTCATATTCATTTCAATGGACCGGCATTTCCATTTCACGTTAACATGGGGCCGGTCGTGGAATTGAAACGTGAATCCGTGAATATCCGACAAAATGCGATGCATCGCCATCACACGAGATTTCAAAACTTGGTTGGTTTCATTTTCACAATTCATTTGCACCACTTTTCATCAATATAGTTCTTCATCTTCTTTGGATACCCATCAAAGATCATTCCATCTTGGTCACACACTGCATGTTCTCCGCTTGAAAATTGCTGTGAATACGGGCAAAAGCAACATGTGAACTTGTCAGGCTCCGGATCAAAGTCTTGTTTCACGTATTCTCCATCTGGAAAATAAAACGCCGTATTCAAGAAATGTTCAATGTTGGATTGAAGCTGACTGATTGTCCATTCGTCGTCTTCGGGTGAAAACTCTTCAAAGTGGGAGTTTGTCCAATTCCAATCTGGCTCTCGTGCAGCAATCCAGTATTTGACTTCAATGTCCTGCTTTGGAATTCCAAGTTTGTCGCTGTAGAAGTTTTTGTATGCAACAACTTGATTGGCTTTTCCGGCATCATCTTTGTCCCACTTGCTCCAACCCGATGTGCTGGTCTTGATGTCAATGATGATATATTTTCCGGTATCCCGATCTTTGAGAACCACATCAAGATAACCAACCCACACAATCTCTTGTGACAGATCGTGTTCAATGGGAACCTCAATTCCAACCAACTCGGTATATTCCGGGTCAAAATACAAATGCTCGCTTTCTTTGAACTCTTTGAGAATGTTGAATGTGGCCTTGCAATACTCAATCAGTTGCTTCTTGGTTGCAGGATCGTGATCCACATTCTTCCACTCTTCTTGCTCCTTGACATCTTCGTTAACGGATTTTAGGCGGTGCTTGAAGTCATTGCGAAGATCCATGTCCGATTCGTCTCCATACACACACCGTTCAAGATACTCTTGAATGGTTTCATGGAAGGCGGTTCCTCCAATAGTATGAACAGAATCGCTTGGTGGTTTTAAGCCGTCTCTATACTTGAGTTGCCATTTCTTTTTGCACTTATTGAACATTCGGAGTTGACTATAACTCACATGTGTCTTTTCTTGATCCATGACGTGTTTGTTTTTTATGATTTCTTGGTTGAACCCATCTTTGTGACTGATATATATGAGACAGGTTCAAATCTCAACACAGTCTACAATCACCGGGTGTCACCATCCCCGCGAATCACGCCACGATCTTTTCTATCGGTTAATTTGTTGATGTTTTGTTCAAACACAACACTCAAAGAACCGATTCCCAAATGGCCCGCCACAAAACCAACACGTCTATACACGTCGGTGATCATGCCCTTGACTTCAGCTTTCTTTCCCGGATCACCTCGGAGATACTTCTTGATGGTTCCCGTATTTCGTAGAATTTCAATGCAATTTTCAGTCTGAAAGGCGGCATGTTCCAGCGAAGGAATGGGCACACCCTCAAAATCAAAGCGCAACGTTGAAATGTCAATGCCCCACACATCAACCGATTGAGCCAAATACCAGCACACATCACCAAGTTCATCCAAAATAGATGAAAACTCGTGTTTTGGTATTTGAGAATCAGATTCGGATATGGGCGATTGATGCTGGACATCAATCAATGCAGCCTTTGCTTTCTCAAGTTTCCTTTGAAGTTCCCCCAACTCGTCAAGCAAACCAAAATAAAGGTACGAATGAGCATGTTGTTTGGGGTACACCGCAGTTTGCTTTGTTTGTTCAATGTAACGTTGAAGTGTCATATGTATATTTTGTTTGTTTTTCAAAGTGAAGCATCGTTGACAAACCAGTAATCATACCGGAAGTCAAGATAAGAGCGCTGTCGTTTGATGTTCAGCTTGGGAAATGCGCTGGATCGGACAAGATTGGGTTCCATCCATTCAAATTCAATTCTCTTTTGGCGTTTTTCAAATTGCTGCATCGCTTTTTTGAAAAGCCGCCCGTTCATGTTCATGTGATCTTTCATGTCGGATGGATGATCACTGCCTTGCATTGCAGCAAACTCTTTGTGAGCATTTTCAATCTCCCGGTTTTTGTCGGAATAGAATGCTTTGAGTTCTTGGGGAAGGTTCTTATTGTGAATTTTCTGTTTCATGGCGTTCTTTGTACATGCTGAATCCAAATTCGGTGTAATTGCGAATATCTGCAAACCGCTCATCAAGTGGCTCTGCCTGTGGAGTGGATGGGTCCTTTGCATAACTCAACACCGCGATGATGTGTTTAAGATAATAGACAGCCCAAACCACCATTTCATCCACATCAAGAATGTTTGCAATCACCCGAAAATTATTGTGGAAATCGTGTTCATCATCCATTGCGTACGCCGGATTTTTGGCTTCTTGGATGCCCCGTGCCATTTCATCCAACGTTTGGCGGCGGTGTAGAAATTGTTGGTGAGACGTTGATCGGGGTTGTGTGGATTGTTCTACGATCTCATACCCCATGTCGTGCAGGGTATCTACAAGATCGTCAAACTCGGACACGTCAATGGATCCCGATGAACCATCTTGCAATTGCGATTTGAGATGCGAAATTTGAAAATCAAGTTCCTGTGATTTCATTGTCTAACTGTTTGATTTGATCTTTTGTTAATGGATACATGCTTTTCATGAATTCTACCAGTTGACGCTTTTTTTCCGGTGAAACCATGCATACATCGTAATATTCACGGGCTTGTAACTTTGAACACTCAAAATGTTCAGCCAGCTTTTCAACAACCCATGAAATTCGGTTTGACGCGTTTTGCTTCTTGATGTATGGATAGTATGAGGAATCCGGTGGCAACAAGCTGGTGTAAAGTTTGTGAACCATTTCATCCGACATGACTTCAGTGAGATGCTGGATCTGGTTGATAACGCCACAAAGTTCTTTGCGCATGGAAAGCACTCTATTGATCATGTATGTGCTAAACGTGCGTTTGTCGGCTTCTGAAAGCGTCTCCCAGTAGTTTGGTTCTTGGTGATCCTTGATTTGATTGACGTGGTCCCACAACGATTTTGTTGCCATGCTTTTTGTGTTTTTTGAGATTCAAGAGATTTCAACGACCGTTCCCCTCGGATGCGTTGTAGTCCGTTGAGTGGAAGCCGGAGCCTTTGAAATGAGCAACAGCCCCACCCTCGGACATATAATCCCGAACCATCTTGATAGGCTTGTGTGATTTTTGGCAAGTTGGTATTGGATCATTAAATGATTGTTTCACGGTTTTCGTGTTGGCACATTTAGTACACTTGTAGCAATACGTTGGCATTTTTTTTTTTTAAGATGGTTTCAATTCTTGGTTCACGTGTCCACATTTACTACAAGCAATGGTTTCCATGTAAGGAACGATTCCAGGCTTTCCGGACTTAGACATAAACTTGCTAATCCGCTTTGCAAAGAATGCACTCACAAACGAGTCATTGTCACACTCCTCGCAATGATAGTCATCAAGTTTTGAAGGATCAATGTCAAGTTGCTGTGTCTGACCTTCCATACCTTTGTTTTCGGAACTATTGTTATTGTCATCGTTCATCATAATATAATCTGGTTATTTGTTTTCAGTTAATAGAGTTCTCTCTGAATCTTCGCTGTTTTGTGTTATTTTAACACTGAGAACCTTGTTTTCATACGTTATATACGACAAATTTTCATCTTCATTATACACTGAAATGGTTCCATTTTCAAAGTTGATTTCATTGCCACGCACTTCTTCAGAAGTTCCGTTGTCAAATGTAAAAACGTAAATGTTCACTGTTGTTTTTTCTTCTATAGTAGGTTGAGTAGTTTGATGATGCACGCCATGAAGTTGATTTCCTTATCAACCACCATGCCGTCTTTATACTGTGCCTCAGACACCGTTAAAATTGCGTCTGCTGCTGATTGATCTGATTTTGTGTATTGATCCACCTCGTCATATAGCGCCCTGTACGTGTCCGCAAACTCACGACGTTCGTTGTTTGCAACGTGCTGACGGATGTTCTTGAACGATGCTCCGGATTTCAACATGCGAACAAGTTGCATGTTGAAATCGCTCCCAATCAAGCTTTTGTGATTTACCACAAGGGTTCTTGTTCCGTCGCGCATCTTGGTCATGGAATCCGCTGTGTTGATCAGTTTGCGAATGTCCGGATAATACTTCTTGACAAGAACAGCCACATCTTTAGTTTGAAACTTAACACCTTCTTGACGAAGAATGCGCATCAAGTGGCGTGCAAGCGTTTTCTTGCTCGGTGGACTCACCTTAAAACTTTGAGTCCTGCTCATGATGGGTTCAATCACACGCTCTGGGTAGTTGCATGTTAAAATGAACCGACTGGTTTCCACGTATGTCTCCATGATGTTACGGAGCGCTGCTTGGGCATTGCGAGTCATGTGATCAAACTCGTCAAGAACCACAACTTTGATGTTGTTGTCCATTGACACGGTTGCCACAAACTGCTTGATCTCATTTCGCACGTTGTCAACGCTGTTTTCATCGCTTGCGTTGATATAAAGATAGTCACAATCAATCTTGTCAACGATGATCTTTGCAAGGGACGTTTTTCCCGATCCTTGCTTGCCATAAAACATGAGTTGGGGGATGTCGCCCTCTTCAATATACGCTGACACTTTTTCTGTGATATGGTCATTTCCGATGTAATCATCAAGATCACGTGGCCGATACTTTTCAGCCCAAATTTCAACATCGGGGTTTCCTTTGGTGTTAAACAAAACTTGTTGGTTGCTCATATGCGTTTTTTTGATTTGAAATGAAATGCGCTGAGATTGCCAAATCTACATGTTGCCTGGGTTGATTGCAGACATATAATACGTGCTATTGAACTGATCGTTTGAAAACGTCATTTTCATGATCTCCATATCACTGCTAATTTGGCAACGTGACTCAACAGATCCGTCGTTCGCACTAAACATCTTTGTACACCGCTTTCCGTTAAAAACCAGCGGTTTGTTGGGCTTGGGTGAAAAGTTAAACGTGTCCGGGTCCGGATAAAGGTTGACACTGTTGTTTGATCCACGATTCATGTACCCAAGAACAATTTTCATGCGGCCATCATCCGACGTGTCAATCGCAAATGAACCATGTTCAAGGGCTTTAACTCCGGATTTGAAGTTGGACACAAAGGTGGGTTCAAGGTCAAACTCAATGTTCCAATCAATATCAGCATTGGGTTCTCCGCTCACCTTTGAAATTGCAACCTTGTTTCCAAGGATGTAACGAACTTTCTTGAAATCATCTGTGAAGTAAATGCTGACTGGTTCATGAACCCATTCAAGCTCCATGTCAATATCTTGCTCCAAAATACCAATCAGCTTTTTCAATCGCGTGGTATCATGAATAGCAACATCAAAATCACGATGAAACGGAAATGCTTTGAGATCAACCGTCCCAACAATAGATTCGTCTGTTGATCTAAATGACGTGGTCAAAACTTGTGTGTCATGGGAATATGAAACCCGAGTGCGTTCAATTTCGCCATCCAGGTAATACCTGTTCAAAAACCCCATAAGGTTTTCTTTGGTAATCGGGGATTTTTGATTTTGCTGCTGTGTTTCTTGTGGCGGCGCATGTTCAAGTGTTTCCATGTTCAAAACCTGTTTTGGGTGATTGTGTGTGTGTGTGTGTGTGTGTGTGTGTGTGTGTGTGTCGTGTTATGCACAACTATATGTATCTCACCTGCATGTTATGTTTGATGAAGATTTGATCAAGAAAAGAGATTGTTCATTACAGAACTGGATTTGGTTGGAAGTGACCATCCGCGTGCAGTATATACGGTGTCAAGTGCTGACTCAACTTTTTCGTACATTTTGTTGTAATCTACATGATCTTCAATAAAATCCATGACCTCATCAGGATCATCTTGTCCCGTATATGCCATTTCCGTGAACCCATATGGATTGTTGAGAAGATAAACCCAACGAATTTTTGTACCGCTCCGAATGGGTTCCGCAACGATCCCCAAAATATCAATGAGATCATTATAGTTGACGGAGGATTTCACATGAATCGGAGTATGCTTGTAGTACGTTCCAACACGGCGTTGGTCATCGTCGTATTTTTCAATGCCATTGACCCCCGTGGGATTTGAAATCTTGTCCAATTCCAATTCATGTAAGCTGTTTTTGAAATCCAAAATGCGCCGATCAATGTCTTGCTTGGGCTTCTGATTAAGAATCTCAATCAAAACTTCTTTAAGATGCTCTTTGAATGCATTTGGAAAATCACTGCGAACTACTTCAATGCCCTTCCAGTCCGGCCTTTGAACGGGATCGCCTTCATCATTGATGATCCATTGTGCATATCGCTTTTTGCGAATCCAAAGCCCCGCACGTGCAATCATTTCTTGCTTTATCTCAAGCCAATGATCATTTCTTCCCGCATTCAGCAGACGATCCGAATAAAAATCATACGAATCGTTGATGAACTTTTGGACATCGTCGGCAATATCCAGAATCTCTTGTGTCATATATTCTTCATCATTGACATCAAAATCTGGATCTCGGTGTTCAACCAAAGGAACGGCTGAATAAAACACCGAATTTGAAATCAGAACGTTGTTTCCAAAAAAGCAATGTGGTGTGTCTTTGATGCCAAGGTCGTAAACAAAATCCTCGTGTGAATCCAGCTTCTCAACTGAACTCACACGAGTTTTGTTCACGCATATTTCATCGTGAATTTCTTGCATGTGGGTCTAAACTTCTTTTACGTGAGTGTCGGATACAAATTGAATGTCCGGATCTTCAACGACGTACACATAACGGCGTTTCCCATCCCAGTGAAAGTTTATTTCCCGGTATGCTTTGCGAACCTTTTCCGGACTTTTGTGTGGACCACTAACGATTCGGATGTGCTTGCTTCGTGTTGTTCCCATTGTATTGTAGTGATGATTTTATACAGAAAAACGAATGTATGTTGTCTGAAATACTTTGATTTGGTGGTGGTATGTAATATATCACACCATTGCAACAGCATGATTCACGATGTGTTCCGAGATATGGTAACAATCACATCATCATGTTGCAGACTCGTTGGTTTTTTCTTGACCAACTCCCCATCAGTTGTTTCAACCATAATGGAATGGTCTTCCGTAACCACAACAGATTCTCCATTTTCAGTTGTGATCTTATACTGATCTTTTTCCGGTACGCTATGACGCTCTATGTACGTTATATCGGACTCAAACAACGAATTGGTGGTGTAGGTGGGAGTTGTGATTGAACCGTCAGAGAACACAAATAAACGACCCTGTGGATCCTTGAATTGACGAACACCATCTTGTTGTTGAAGATGATCAAACAGATCACGGATTGGCATCCGACCCAGGTTGGTTTCAATCTCGGTATCTCCGGGCGTGGAATCCGTGTCCATGTAAATACAGTGAGACGCGTCTGTTCCAAGAATTTGGTTGTAATACTTGTCACCCATTTTTTGAGTGAATTGAATCAAACTGCGCCCGGTGTCCGTGACGGCCTGTGCATTGTCCACGTCGTAAAACCGGAAACTGGAAAGACCAAGAACTCCGTAGACGCTCTGACCGATCCAATTGAACTTTCCATTCCGCCCAGCTAAAACAGTGTGGTTATCTTCAACTTCAAGGCAGTATACATACCCACTCTTGTTTTCAGAAACGGAAACATGCTTTTTCTTGAAAGTTGGTGAAATTCCGCGTTTTTTGGATACTTGGAGTCTATAGCATCCCTTGTCACGATGGGTTGGATATATGTTAATACCCAAATGACATCCCAATCGGATCATGTCATTTTTAAGTGCTTCACTTGACGTTGAATACCGATCACCCCGTTTATCGCCATCTCCGAGCATAAGAGTTTTGTAAATATGCTTCTTTTGGTAATTACAAAGACTCCATACCCATGACGGTATTTTTTTGTCAAATGAATTTGATCCACAGTCAAATTCAAGAAGCATGTACAAGAATTTGTTGCAAATGAAATAGTCTTTGTCGTTTTTTGTATATGACAAATTCATTCTATCAAGCAAGCCTTCAATTTCTTTTCGCCCCCCATTTTTTTGTTGGGAAATGCATATCCGATATGATTTACCTCGCGCTGTTCCATTTGCATATTTTTTAGGTGTGCTGCTATACAAACTGCCTTCGGAGATGTACCACCCCAAAAATTCTAAATAATCGTTCGTCTTAAAGATATACGGTTGCTTTTTGGAGTTTTTCCGTTCACAACGAATCTTTTTGTCGTCTATCTCCATGTCAGACACATCAAAAAGATTATTCTCTTTGACATAGAGATAGGTGTTAAAAAATGGTGCCGCACTCGTGTGATTCATTTCACCAAAAGAAATTGATGGAAGTCTTCGCTGCTTTGAAACGTCAGTTTCCAACAAATCCGCTGCATATTCCCAATCAAAATCGGAATACTCTTTTTTGTAGCAAGAGTATTTTTGCGTGAAAAGTCTGTGGTTGGGTGTGATGGAAAAATCAATATGGTTTGTCTCAACATTCACCATATCACCATCATACTCCTTAACCGAAGTTTCAGAAACGGGCTTGATTTCAACGTCCATTGTTTCACGGTTTAAAGAATAAACAAGGTCTCCTTTCTTGACATCCTTTACATTTTTCACCCCATCAAGAGTCATGATTTCCGTGTCTTCAGAAAAACAGTTAATCAAAATCTTGTGAACGTGCTGCAGCTTGTCATAATATTCAGCCTTTGAATTGAATTCATCAAGGTCTTCTTGACTTTCTCCATCAAGAACATTTCCACGCTGATCCGTGATTTCGGTGGCTTTTTCGCGCCATTCATTCCGAGTGCCTTTGTAATCTTGACGAAGCGTGAACCATTTTTCAAGAATGCGTGGAATTGTGCCTTCAATGTCGTTGCGATAAAAGACACCGTTACTTGCAATGCTCAGGTTCCGTTTTTTAAGAAGCTGAAATAACTTGGATTTCTTGATCGTAAGCACCTTGTGACGATCAAAAAGGTACACGTCATATTGCATGTCGGGATCGTCGGTTTGAAGCGCCTGCTCTGCATCCCAATCATACACGCGCCCCACCTTGGTTTCGGGAGAAATGTTGAGTGTCATGATGATAGACGGATACATGGACGTGAGATCCAAGTCATAAACCCATTCGTACAACCCAGGATCGGGGCTTTTGACGAAGGCTCCCGGATATTCCAAACTCAGATCCATCTCCGGAAATACATCAAACTCAAGACGGTTTTTGAGGACAAGGCGGTTGTCTGCCCGATCAACGTACTCATACTTCTTTTTGGTGGCTGTAGACTTCCAAATGCCGATTGTTCCCCGCTTTGGAATATACTTGGGAATTTGGTTTTCAAGAACCAATTCATTGGACCCTTGTGGACAGGTTTTGCCAATGTTGAGGCGAAACCGTTTTTTGTCTGGAGCCACCAAACCACGCCGTTTCAAGAACGTTAAAATGGCACCATCAATATACCGACTGGAATTGTAAATATCTTCATACGGAACGTGTCCCAGATGACAAATTTTGCGGGCGAGATCAATGAAGTCCAACTTATCATCCATCTCAACAAGCAACATAACATCATCCATGTTGTACCGAACAAACCGGTCAATGTCAAGTTCAAATAGATCGTCCAGATCACGAACAACTCGGGTTTCTCCATTCACTTGATATTCACGCCCTTTGTATGTCACTTTTCCATAACCCAATTCCTCTTCAGCGACACTATCAAGGCTATAACTATCAAGCTGACTGAACGTGAAGTTTTTATAGAGTTGGTAATAATCCAGACTGGATATACCCGCGATGTAAAATCTGTCTTTGCGCTCGTTGTAATCCACAATCCCAATTGGAGACAGACGGTTTGCAAATGATTCATCAAACAGGCGTTTCAGACGACGATAAAGATATGGAATGTCAAAAAAGTCGCTGTTGAATCCAACCACTATTGTCGGATCAATACCACGCCATGCATTCACAAAATGTTCAAGAAGGTTTTTTTCGTTGTCAAACGGAACAACCGTGGTGTCGTCCGCTTGAAACTCGTTTGAAATCTCATCATTCTGATCCAAAATAAAGACCACCTTTTCTTGACTCACATCATCGTAATACGCAATGGACGTGATGGTATTTTGGGCACGCTTAACATCCGGCACTTCAGGATGCATTGAAACCTCAATATCAAAGAAAAGTATGGTGTGGCCTTTGCTTGGTTCGTCGTCATTCAAATAGTTGTCAACGAGATACCGTGTTTCTGGACGGACGTCGGTTTCAAACGTGACCGTTTCACGCCCCGTTTTTTGCTTGACTTTGTTTTTGGTTGCTTTTCTTACATACTTGCATTTCTTTAGTGGGTCCCCAAAGATGCTCTCATGTCTTCCGTTTTCATCAATAACATATCCGTAGTTGTTGAATTCTTCAACTGAATACCCCCTTTCATCATCCCATATGTGAACTTTTGCATCGGGAGTGTACTTGTTTTCTATGTAAATATTCTGATACATAAACGGGTTTTATGTTCGGTCGGGATCTGCACCACGGATTTCTAACATCTTATGTGGCATGTCCCGATGATTAACTTGAATTCTTCTAAAAGAGTAAGGTTTGATCCGCTGATACGGAATTCCACGCATCCAAAATTGATTACTCATGCTTTTTACTATGGATAACGTGAATCCGGGAGAAACATTCGCTTTCCATCCCCCATCATATTCATGCCAGTCATACGACCTAACACACAAAAAGTTTGCCGGAATCAAGAATATCTCATATTCTTCATATCCGCCTCCCTGTTTCTCACGGATTCGGTATTCTTTACCTCGGTCTGTCCGTCGGGTACACAACAAATAGAAGTCCGATTTCTTGGATTTGATGTGGTCCAGCATGGCATCAAGATCCGTTCCAAACGATGTAAGACGGTGGCTGCTCATGTCAGCACGGATCACATTCTTTCCATACAACTTGTTGGTTTTCAATGAAAGACTTCCAAATGGACTATCCCATATATCGGTGCCTTGGGCATGATCCCCGTCAAACCAACCATGTGAAGCATGTCCAGTTTCAATAAGTGCTTGTGAAACCAAATCTTCAAAATGCTCTCCTTTGGGGGGAGTTCTCAAGAATTGGTGGTACTCTTTGATCTTCTCTTCAATTTTTTCCCCCAACCTACGTTTGATTTTGGGGTCAGAAGGGGTTTTCAAATTCATGTGAACGATATTATTCTAAAAAAGTGACTTATCGTGTGTCGTGAATATCAAACACACGGGTTTTGTGAGAATTTTTTATGAATTATCATCGCTGCCATCAATGCGTTCTTTTCGCATCCCGCCACGTTCTGTTCTCACGTAGCGATATTCGGCACCGTCACGTTCTTCATTCCATCGGCGTTGAGATGATGATGATGATGATGAGCGTTCCGACGTTTGGGGCACAGATTTGCTATTGTAAATTCCTTTGAAATTTTCATCACCACCGCGCTGCGGCTGCGGTTCCTCTTCAATGGACTTCATGAACTCCTCTTCAGTCATTGCATTGAAATCCTCCGATGAATCTTCGTGAGGTTGAATGCTTTCCTCTGCCCGTTCCATCATGTCATTGAGATCATTCACCGGAACCCCCGCATCTTCAAACTTTTCAGCTACATCATCCAATCCATGCTCTTGAAATTCTTGATCGTCACTCTTGTTCTTGAAGTGCTCACGCGTGTATTCCTTGGCTTCTTCAAGGAACCCGCGTCCATCTGCATATCCTTGTGTCACCCAATTATCTGTTGATGGGTTCAATACTTTGCCGTCGTCTCGTTCTGTTGGGTATTCTTGACTCATGGTATGTGTGTGTGTGTGTGTGTGTGTATGGTTTTGAATATGTGTGCATAACAAAATGGTGCAATGCATCTTTTTCATATGTACGTGCATTGCACCATTTTTTATGTCAAGACTGCGTGAAACGAGAGTTGACTTTCTCTCTCTCTCTCTTTTTTTTTTTAGCCGCAGCGAGATGATCCACATTCAAGACATTTGAAACACCCTTCCTGATACACGACACGGCCCCCGTCTTCACATTCCATGCAATGTTTGTTTGATTCATCAACATACTCTCGGATTGCTCTCAAAACAGCCTTGGAAAAGCTGACAACGCTGCCTTCGGCCTTCTCAAGTTGTTCAATGACATATTCAAGACGAGCACCGTGACGAAGTGCAAGACTGATCATTCGGGTCATGCTGCGTGCTTCATCATCAGGTGCATATTCTGCAATGTCTTTGACAATGGTTTTTCCATCAAGGCTTTCAAGGTGATACACCCCACCACCTTTTTTGCGCACAATGCCCCGATCAATGGATTTGCCGTCTGAATCCGTGAACCTCACGATGTTTCCGGTTCCACCACCCGTTTTAAATCCAAACACTTCATACGGGTTTTCGTTCAAAAACCCAACGATGATCTTCCAATTGTCTCCACCATAACGGATTCGGTGAATGTCACATTCCAATGTTTCGGGTCGGTCGGGTGCATCGTTGTGTTGGATTTCTTGAGTTTCATCTTTGACGCTTTCATTGGAAAGAACAGCATCACGACTTCCTTCTCTGTAAATCGTACATCCCTTGCATCCAGACTCATGACTGATCATGTAAAGGTCGCGAACCGTTTCCATGTCCACATCTTCGGGTAGATTCACTGTCACGGAAATAGAATGGTCAATGTGCGATTGAATTGCGGCTTGCAAACGAACTTTGTTTCGCCAATCCACATCCGCAACTGTTGCACCGTGATACGGGCTTTGTGCAATGTACTCGTCCAATTCATCCCGGCTCAACTCTTCGGGGTTTTCAATGCCTTGGACTTGAAACCATGTTTTGAGTTTGTGGTGAAACACAGGAAACTCAATCCACCGATCTCCCACATCATCAACGTAATCCGGCTCAACATCCATTTCATCGTGGTTCAATTTGCGCTTGCGAAAATAGTACGGCATAAACACGTTCTCAATCCCACTACTCGTTTGTGCAAGTGTAGACACGGTTCCCGTTGGAGCATTGGTCAAAAGAGCAATGTTTCGGCGTCCGTGCTTTTGCATGTCCGCATACAACTCGGGGTCTTGTTCTTGAATACGAAGAAGGAACGGGTTATCCTTTTCAATATCGGGATCCCACATTGGAAATGGACCACGCTCTTTTGCAAGTTCAACACTTTCACGATATGCAGCAAGTTTGAATTCCCGATAGATTTCATCTGCCTTCTGAATGCTCTCATTGCTTCCATATCGGATTCCAAGAGCAGCAAGGGTGTCCCCAAGGGCAGTTGTTCCAAGCCCTGTACGACGCCCCTTGCGGCACGTCTCAAGGATTCTATTCCAAAGATTAAGTTCTCGTTGCTTGACAACAGGATCTTCCGGGTCGTTTTTCACCTTTTCAATGATCCATGAGATATGGTTCAGTTCAATTTCAACCACGTCATCCATGATTCGCTGGCTTGCGCGGACTTCTCGGCGGAACCGTTCAAAGTTAAACCAAGCTTGATCGGTAAATGGATTTTCAACATACGGATACAAGTTGATTGCAAGCAACCGGCACGAGTCTCCATCTGGCAAGGGAAGCTCGCCACATTGGAATGCAAAAATACCCGTTTTGTTGTTTTCATCCTCAGTTATAATTCCAACCGTGTGATGATCATCTACCGTGATATTGTATACCGTCTCCCTTTCACCCAAGTATTCCACAGACTGAACACGGTGGTTGTATGCCTCCGCATGTTCTTTCAGGTCGGTGTAATTGTCAAACCCGTATTTTGTGCGAAGCCGTTTTGAAATGCCCCTACGCTCACACTCATCCTTCCACTCATAAATGTAAGGATCTCTGTCCATTTCAAACGCAAGACTTGTGAACACATCAAGTTGACGCTGCCTTTTTTGGTTAGCTTCTTGTTGGAATCGTTCACTTCTGTCACGATAAACGTCTTGCATTTTTTGGCTTTGTGAAAGACGCTGTGAAGAACATGACAAGCTGCAATATGAAACTTCTCGCTGTTGATGATGCTTCATGAACGTTGAACCACAGTGTTCACACGTTTTTTCAACGTATACTTCATGACGATTTTCGCCAATCTCACGAATCTCCGTTGTATACCCTTGACGGAGCATACGGAAAAACGTCTTGGCAACCCGTGGATCAATACCGTTGAATTGTGAAACATCGGCTTGATCTGCACACCATTTTCCGAATTCCGTCACGTTGGAGTATTCGTCAGTTGAACGATATTCTCCGCTTACATCCTTTGGAAGATTGTGTTTGTCGGCGTATTTGTGCCATTCTTTCTTTGAAAACCGGCGTCCGAGGTTTTCGGCAAAGCCAATTCCAATTTCACGAAGTTCTTGATTTGTTGTGCCACACCAACGTCCATTTTTCGTTCCTTTCGTATCATGATCGGCATGGTACTTGTTATGCTCCTTGAAAGTCATAATCTCAAGGTTTTCAGGGTCATTATTCAGACCATCATAATCTTTATGGTGAACAACAAGCCCACCGCTCATCCAACCGGACTTCTTGTTTTCATCATACAATTCATCCCACTTCGTTTTATCGGAATGGCGCGCAATCAAACGATGTTCTAAGGTGCGTTGATTGGTATCCTTGAAGTTTGTATTGATTCTCCAATACTCATTTCCGTTTCCAAAAGAGTCTTCTTTGTACTTCGTAAACGGGGCAATTGAATCGCCGGGATCAAGGTCTTTGGCTTGCTTTTTGCTTCCATCTTTCATCAAAAATGGATGATCTGGAGTAACGTCAACATGACTTCCCCGGCTGAATGTCACGCGAACGACCTGTTTATCAGTACCCGTAACCCGTGGATTCCGACCTCGTTTGATTTCAATATCCCCGGTTTCTGGGTTTGCTGCATACACATCAACGTCATCTCCTTGTTCTGCAAGTTCTTTGATTGATACCGCACCCCGACCATCGGCAACAGCAATTTTGGTGTCGCCCGAGAAGCAGGGATTGGTTGAAATTTCTTTGAATCCCGGATAACATCCCGCAGGACTCTCACGATGGATTTCATCCATCCATATGGCCCCCGGTTCGGCTCCCTCAACATCACCGGGTCCATAGTTGTTGCGTACAAACAAATCAAAAAGGCGTTTGGCGTCAACCTCTTTGGTCATATCAGCATCTTCAGGTTCCACATCAACCGGATACCGCAACGTGTATGTATCATTGTTTTTTACAGCTTCCATGAAATCATCATGAAACTTCACGGAAATATTAGCTCCTGTGACAGCGCCCTTTTCTGCCTTCAGGTTGATGAACTCTTCAAGATCGGGATGCCTACAATCCAGAGTCAGCATCAAAGCCCCACGCCGGTTATTCTGTGCGACTTCGCGAGTGGTGTTTGAATATCTATGTGCAAAGCTGACTGCTCCTGTTGATGTTCTTGCAGCATTTTGAACAACACTGGTTCTGGGGCGAAGATGGGACAAATCAGTTCCCACACCACCGCGACGTTTCATGATTTGGGCAAGTTCTTCATCCGTTTTCATGATATTTCCATAACTGTCGTCGTCTGTTTCAAGAACAACAAAACAGTTTGCAGTTGAAATCAATTGAAACGGATTTCGGACCGCACTCATGACGCTTCCTTGGGGGATCGGACCATTGAAATCTTTGAGAAGGTCATAAATGGTTTCCCGTGACATTCCGTTTGGAAATGCGTCTTCCACTTCAGCAAACGCATCGGCAAGCCGGTTATGCATGTCATCCGGTGTTTTTTCATAATACCGACCATTAAAATCTTTGAGTGCATATTTGTTGAGAAAATTAGTGGCTTCCATGTTTCCGCCACCAAAATACTCTTTACTGGATGCAAGGGCTTGTTCTCTTGATACGGATTCACCAAGGTCTTGAATTTGTGCTCGTGTTAGTTTCTTCATTCTTTGTATATACGTTTTTCGTCTCTTGTTTGTTTGTATGTGCGCTTGTGGGTATATAATACTTTTGTATGCCGTTGGGCAATATATCTATCTCACTTCATCAAACTCCAACACTTTCTCGGGGTCTCAAATCACCATTCATGAAATCATCAACAAGGCGTGATAGATGTTTGTTTTTCTCGCTGGCTTTCTGTTGTTCCATGCGACGAATCAACTGTTCGGCTTGATCACTGTCTTGCTCAAACAACTCAAAGTGTCCGGTGTCACAACTCACAATTGCAGGAAACACAACTCCATCTGGTCCAAACCGATTTTTCATGACATGAATTCGCGCCGTGTCCGTTTGTTTGTCGTCAGATGTGCGTGCAATGCTTGCAACAAAATCAGAATGCATGATTTTCTGGTAACTATCAGCAATCAAATCAGCACCAATGATGTCAGCGCTTGCGCCATTCCGATTCGCTTGAGACACCGTCCAAATGGGAACACCCAATTCAGTTGCCATTGCACGAAGTTCAATGTAAATTTCCCCAAGTCGGTCGTAACTATTGCCGCCGTAATCCCTTCCACTTGTGGTTTTGAGAAGGTCGGCATAATCAACAAGAATAAGATCAGGCTTGCGATGAATGGTTTCAAGGCGTTGCACATGTGCCCGAATACTTTGTACCGACACCGTGCGAGCAGGCCATTGGCGGATTGAAATATCACCCCGGATCTTTTCAATCAGTTCCTTGAGTTCTGACTTGTGGTGACGTACATCGGACGGTCCGTATCCAGACAAGATGCTATCATAACGAAGCCCCGTTTGGGTGTCACTAAGTTCCAATGTATAATGGGCAACCATTGCACCATTCAACATTGCTGCTGCACCCAAACTTGCAAGAAACCACGTTTTTCCTGCTCCACTGCTTCCCACAAAAACTCCGAGTTCTCCGGCACCAAGACCGCCGTCCATGATATCATCAAGAACATCAAACCCGGTTCCAATAGTTTTCCGTGAACTCTTCTGCATTCGGAGATCCATGTCTCGGCGGTAAATATGTCCAATGTCTTTGGAAAGCCCCGCGTTAAGCGCCTTGTCCACGCGGTTGCGGATGGACTCGTAATCTCCTCTCTTGATCATGTCAACACTTTCCATGATTGCAACCTTCATGGCTTGATTCTTTGCAAAATCAAGAAATTCGTCCTTCACGTAATCAAGATCCTTGGCTTCACGGTTCCGGAACGCGTTTTTGAGCGATTCTTTGATGTTTTGTTGAAAATCAGGCTGCTCAACCTTTGAAAGTCGGTTCTTGAAGAAATCAAGTGTGGGTGCATCTCTGTACTTGTTCCAGTATTCAATAATTTGACTACAGATCCACTGGTTTGCTCGTTTGTCATAATACTCCGTGTCCAAAATGTCAAGCATTTGCTCCGTGAACTTTTTGTCGGACAGCAAACAACTTAGTGTCTTGGTTTGGAAACTGCTTCCGAATTTTGAGAGATTGTCTTTTTGTGCGGTCTTCTCATTTGCCATATTTTCCATGTAGTCGGAATCTTTTTGTTTGTGTTTTTTCACCGTGTCACTCAGATTTGTTTGAAAACCGATTCAGCTTTGAAAACCGCTCTGACAGCCACGTCTGAGCATTATTGATCACTTTCCATAATTTATCTTCTCGGTAGAGTCGTTCAAAACAAATCCGGTCAAGGGTGCTTTGATCATGCTCCACGGCGTCTCTAATTTCATTCATTTTGGAAAGAGATATGTCCACATCATGTAGTTGCATCAACTTCCAATTGCGTTCAATGATGTCTCGGTTATCCAAAATGCGCTGATATGTAGTGGACTCGTCAGTCTTGCTTTTCACGTATTCAATGATTTCATCAACACTTTGTCGTTCAGGCTTTTCAATCAACTCTGCAAGATGCTTCTTGACACGCTTTTCTCCGACGTATGGAACACCAGGAATGTTGTCACTGCTATCTCCTTCAATGGTGCGAAACAGCATAAATTGATTCGGTGGGATTCCGTATTTGTCCATCACCACATCGGGCGTGTACAACTTTTTTTCAGTGGGCCGCCACACATGCACGTTGTCATTGACAAGTTGCAAAAAATCCTTGTCGGTTGACATGATCTTGATGTTGTGTTCGGAGCCATTGTAAACATCAGTTACAAGATGTGCAATCACATCGTCTGCTTCAATGTTGTCAATCATTATAAACGTGACCGGCAAACATTGCAGGTACTCTGCGACACGAGACACTTCTCGGTTTTTGTCCTCTTCAATTGCATCTGGGTCATTATGAAACTGATAGAACCGATTGGACGTGGTTGAACGTGATCGGCCTGCCTTGTATTCACTGTAAATTTGCTTGCGTCGGTATGATCCACCCTTTCCATCAAAAACCACAATGCACCGTGTTGGACTGAACCGTTTAATTGCATACCCCAAGCTATTAAGGAATGCCACAATGCCTCCAATGTGAACACCGTCTTCATTAGATGCTGGATTCACGTGAAATCCACGAAGAAACGTGTTCATGCCATCACAAACCAAAATTTGATCATTTTTGTTTTTCTGGTCGTGCTGATCCTTTTTGTCTTTGATTTCATTAATGAGCTTGTCAAACACATCACCATTATCACTTCGGTTATCATCACTCATGTTTCACATTTGATCTAAGTTTGGTGAATGAAAATGGGAGATACTCTTTTTGAGAAGCGATCTCCCATTTCATCTTTGATTGTGGTTTTTTTAGCTGTCTTGGTCTGAAACCGTTGTTGTATCGTCTTCAGTATACTCAAGATCATCGTCGCCTGTCCAATCTTGGTTATATGTGACAAGGATGCTATTTTCTAACCGGTCGCGTAAAAACTTCCGAAATTCAGGATCTTCTTTTGCGTAATCGTTGAATGAACCTTCTTGCACATTCCTTGCATCATCCTTGTCATCTGTTGTTTCTTGGCCTTGTCCTGCCCACCAAGAGATTGGATTCCCGTCGTCATCTTTTTCGCCAACAATGAGATACCACCCACGAGACTTGTGGTTAATCCATTGATGCTCTTTGAGAACATCCCACCAACTTCCCACATCATCAATCCCCGTGTTGAAGAACAGATCAAATTCGCAAGATCGTCCAGACGGAGCAAGACGATTCTTTTCCACCTTGGGACGCAACTTTGCACCAACTTGCTGTTTCTTGCCAGAGATGGTTTTCGCAATGGTTTTGGCCTTGCGTAGATGAACACGAACACTGGAATGAAATGGCACAGCTTGTCCACCTGGAGTTGTATATTCCGGTCCATACATGTTCATGCTGTGCCGGACTTGATTTGTGAAAAGCAAAAGAACTTGCTCACTTCCAATCATCTTGTTGATTTTGCGCATGGCTTTTGACAAGATGATCGCTTTGTCCGTGGCATACCCCTCTTTTGCGTAATCTGCACTGTCTTCATTCTCCGTGGTCATGCCTGCAATGGAATCAACAACCACCGTGATGAAACGATCACTATCTTCTTTTTTGACCTTCTGAATACACTTTTCAATCACCGCAAAAATGTGTTCTGCACGGTTTTGTGCAATGTATACAAGGTTGTTGAGATCAATTCCAATGGTTTCCAGAAACTCCGGTTTGGCTGCACTTTCAGTGTCAATATAGACTGCAAGCCCACCCATCTTTTGAGTGTGTGCAAGAACGTGGCTTGCAATCAACGATTTTCCGGTGTTGTGATGCAACATGTTTTGCGCAAAGTAGCATTGATCCGGGTGATCCACCGTGATATCAACCGTGGGTTGCATTCCAGCAGACTCAATCACTGCAATGTCAACAAGCCCATCTTGACTCATGATTTGATGTTGATGCGGGTCAAGGTCTTTGGTATACACCCATTCTTGGTTTGTGAAGAAGAGATGGTTTTCACTTACCACAATGGAATCTCCGGAATCTGTTATCACACGGTAACTTTTTTGAATGCCCTTGTGAACAAAGTCTGTTACTTGAGTCCATTCGTCGTTTTTAGTGGGAACTTCAACAAGAGATGATTGATCAAGGAGACCTTGAATTTTTGCAGCACTGCATGTTTTATGATTGCCATCCACACGAACATCAATTTTGGTACTGGGATGGATGCAAGCCGGAAGCCCGTAAAACTCCACGATTTTGCCGACAGGAAGCCCACCATCGGGCTTGTTTGAAATCAACATATCCAAAACCGTGGAACCCGTGGGAACAAATCGGCTCACATTGGTTGGACTGTCGTTATCGTTCAAGAAGTGCGCAATCTTTCCCGATCCGCCGGAATTTGAACGGTTCAGCGTACTCGCAATACTACGTGCTAATTTGTCTTCTGTTGACATATGAAAACTTGTGTATTTTGAAATAAAAAGTGAAGCGGGGATGCCCCCGCTTCACGTCCACCGTTGTTTGCTCAATCATGCGATTTGGACGCAACCTTTTTTTGCCTCAACCAAGAAATGCATCAAGTTCGTCGTCAAGGTTGTCCATGTCATCTTCCATGACTTCAGTTTCTTGGGCGGAACCATTGGACGATGAATCCACGCTTGATTCAGCAGTTGCCGAACCGGTTTCATCATCATCACCTTCAAGTTCATCGTCGGTCACGAAACCATAACCCATGACTTGATTGCGCTTCATTTCATTGTAGCGATCTTCGTCAAACTGAGCATTCTTGAAGTCTTCAAGAATTTCAAGCAGCTGTTCTTCGGTTGGAATATCAAACACTTCGGTGATCTTGACCTGATTTTCAAGCCACGATTCCAATTGGTTTTCATTCTCTGTCAAGGGAACTTGCTTGAACACCGGGCTGATCTCGGTTTGTGGGAACTGGGTTGGCGATTGCTCCCTTGGGATGTACTTGACCTTGAGATCCATTCCATTGATGGGGTCAATGTAATCTCCTTGATCTTCATCAAGAAGCATTGTCACGAGCTTTTTATAAATGGTCTTTCCAAATCCCCAATACCGAACACCTTGATCTTCTTCACCTCTCACGACAACAGGTGCATATGTGCGTAATTTGGGTTCAATTTCCCGTGCAAGGTTGTAACTTTTGGTGTCTCCAAGATTCTTGAGTTTCTGTGTGAACTCGTAAATTGGATCACGATCTCCGATGGGGTCACTTGCAGGACTCAACCAATTTTTTCCGGGGATATTGTAATGGAAGAGAAGTTCAATGAACGGATTGTTCTTGTTGTACTTGTAAGGCACAAGACGAATTTTTTGAGTGCCTTCATTTGGCTTCCAGATGTGGTCCCCTTTGCTTCGCTTGTTGTCCAAACGGTTAAGTGTATTTTTGAGACTGGAGGTATCAATACTGAAACCTGACATATTGTTCTAAAGAGTGTTTAATGAGTGTTTAAATTGCCTTTGTGGTGGCGTATGAAAACTTTTGAGAGGTTGGCTTGTCTGTTGCCTTGTCTCATATTGTACACCCATATATAGAAGCCCAACAAGAATTCTTATGTGAAGACACGGTTAAGCGTGTATTAAGATATGATGTATTGAAGATTCTTTTGCCTTGCCCTGTGACATTATATGGTTATCCACCACCAACCCCAGTGTAACTATATGGTGGATCCAATGCATGTCTCCCCTGTGTCATTACATGGTTCATATCAATCACACTTGAATCTCATTTCCCTGTGTCACTATATGGTTGTCCAATCCATCTCAACACCTGTGACACCACATGGTATAGTTTCCCAGTGACATTATATAGTATGTGCTCTGTGTGTCTTCCCTGTGGCACTATATGGTTATCCGTTCATCACCAACACCTGTGTCACTGCATGGTTATGCTTTGTGTTTGTGAAATCCAACCCCAGTGTCACTATATGGTTGTCCGTTCATCACCTGTGACACTATATGGTTTCCCTGTGACACTATATGGTATGGTATTGTGTGTCTCCCTGTGACACTATATGGTTTCCCTGTGTCACTATATGGTTATGTGTGAAACCCAACCCCAGTGACACTACATGGTACGGTATATGATTCCCCTGTGTCACTATATGGTTGTGCATCGCACTTCATCACCTGTGACACTATATGGTT